ATCTGTCTATCTATCATCTCTTCAACTGATATATCAGTTGGTGCATCTATACCAGCATATGAACCTATTCGATTAGCCATTAAGAAATCGCTAAACGTACCATTATTACCCTCAGCATCAGATACAGTACTTTGTAACGCATTTTGAATAGCACCACACAAACTATCAGATACGTCCTTAGAACCTACCCTAGTCCCAGTAACACCATCATTACCCTTACCATCATAATCAACAAAACCATCATCTGTAACTACTTTAGGATGGTCAACTTTACGTCTTATCCTATCATGTAACAAGTTGAGCAACTCATATCGAAGTATAGGATAATCATATAGTTTTATACGCTTTTCATACATTATCTCTACTAAGTCTAGATAAGGTTTATCTGTTCTATCTACAGATAAATAACCTACATTGAAACCCATTTCCTCTAGAATCTGTCTAGACTCTTCAGAATTGAATATATCATATGTCAACTTACCTATCTTCATGCCGATAACATTTACAAGATAAATAACAAAGTTACGTATTTTATAAATCGCTATCTTTTTAGGTGGCTTTGGTGGATTAATACGTAACATAAAATCAACACCAAATACAGGCTTTTTAACACCATCTTCCTCTACGATATCATCAACATAGACACATGATATGCCAGTGCTATCCGTCCTAAATGATTGGTCAATATGAAGATATCTAGGCCTTTCAGGATACTTTAACCTAAAATCATCCCTCAGATAATCTTTAACATTAATATCATCACCTGTAGATATTACTATCTCTTTTGATACAAATGGATGATGTCTATTTACATCTATACAATCTTGCAAGACCATAGGTGAACTAAATAATTTACCTTGTGAACCTGTAGATACACCGCCAATATCCTGTAAAGACCGCAATAGGTTTGCCTCAAAGCCATTCCTCAAATCTACAGGAACTTTTAAGAACTTAGTCTGCATATGAGGTGGTAACTCTTCTATAGCTTTATTAATGGATTCATAATCCTCTAAACCATCAATATACTTGTGCCTAGACATACCCTCAGATACCCTATAGTTATTCACATCATCTGTAGAATTAACTATATTAGCCTCTAAGTAATTAGAACCCTTAAATACATAAAAGAACTTCTTACTAAAGTTCTTAGGCTTAACATCCCACTGAGCAGGGGCGGCAACTATAGTATGAGGGTCATTTCTAGACAACCTAATTTGACGTTCAGTAGCTGAGTTTTCATATGTAGCTGATGATACCAAAATATTTAATGAGTGATTGACACCACCATCTATGATAAAACGTGAATTTGACCTATTCACGATATTAGCATATAAATCAGTAGCCTTTTCACTATCCTTAGACGGCCCACCACCACCTAAAAAGTTAGCCTCATCAAGCATGGAACATATAACGCTCATACCTATACTATCATTAGCACTTGAACCATAAGCGTATGAAATCCCCTCAGGGAATACTAGCAAAGAATTAAGTCTAGGATTCCTTTGAAAGTTTTCGTTAAAATAAGGTGAGTTATCAATCAATGCCCTATACTCACCAAAACCAGTACGTTCTGCCTGTTTCTGATTAACGGAAAAATACAAGAACATAATATTTGTCTTAGACATCAGATTGAACATAGCATTGATATTTCTAAAACAAGATAACTCATACATCTTACGCATCATGATTAATTCAGCAACGGTACTCTTACCTATACCTATTGAGCCACTTAATATGACGGAATTAATCTTTTCATCGTCTTTTCTTGTATCCCTAAAAATATCAACTATAAAGTCTTTCCAATATGGATATATGTTCTTCTGGTCAGAACCAACATAATAGTCAGAATTAATCCAATCCTCAATCCTAACTATATCTCTAACCTGTTCAACTCTACCACTATCTTCCCTACGTTGCATCTCCTCTTGTAGAAGTTTTACAAAATAGTCTTTTTCCTTATCAGTCATAGCGGTATATGAACTAGAATCGCCTAATAAATCTTCTAATCTAGCATTACTCATATATCAGTCCTTTGACTTTGTAATCGCATATAAAATTTCTTTTAACTTATCGCTAGGTACAGATGATAACAACAATGAAAGCTTATCAATATCAGTAGAACCATCATTGTATTTTCTACGCTGTTCTTCCAGTGCTAATGCTGTACGTTGATTAATCCTAGATAACTCAGCATACATTGTAAATGCCATCCTAACCCTACTCTCTAACTCCTCTGGAGAAAGGTTCATAGCGGCAGATTCACTAAACAAAATCTCATTAGATGTATCTAGAAACTTTTGTAACTGTGCCATCAATGTAAAGTTATTTAATGTGTTATGTGTTAACCCATATTTAAACTTTACATCAGTAGCACTTACAAAACGATTTAAATCATCAGATGGTGCTAAATCCTTACCATCAATCCAATTCTCTAAATCTTGACTAACATCACCACTACCACTAGATATACCTGTTGTACTATGATTAGAACCATCCTCAATATCTAACACATCCATAGCCGACATTGTTGTCTTTAATGAAGTGCTATTATTATCATCATTATCTTCTGTATCTTCACTACCTATTTGACTATCTTTAGTATCATCTTGTTTAATCTCATCTTCTTCACCTTTAGCTAAGATAGAAATTAAATCGTTATTATCCATAGGAGATACCATATTATAACTATATTACCTACTCTTTTAAAATTAACCCTCTTCTGACACTTCAGAAGTATCTTTATCACAACATACACTGTCAGATGAAGTCTCAACACTCTTCTTAACAGCATATGGTTCAATATTTTCTACAAAATTAACTAAATCCTCACCCTCTAGTGTATCTTTAACACCTAAGGCATTGGCAACTGACAACACAATACGTCTTGTAGCTAACTCTGTCTTTTTATAAATATTACCAGCATTTACAATAGATGCATTAGAGAAATTCCACTTCTTAACATAAGCATACATCTTAACATTATTAATTCCTCTCTCTAAAGCTTTATTGCTAGGAATATTAAAATTTGTACCACTACAAATATCGATGAATTTTAAATAATCATCGCCCAACATATATTTAACAAACTCTAGAACAGGATTACCAATAGAAACACTCAAATACTCAGCGTATAAATCTTTCTCTTCATCACTCATAGTGATTGTAGAAATAGAACCATAAGAACTCATAATACCCCATCCTTAAATAATGAACTCAACTCTCTCTGTCTCATTTCCCAAAAGAGTAACCCAACAACACGATTAACAATATCATTACTACACTTTAGTTGACTACCAACATTATGAGAAATATAACCATCTAATTTAAATCCATAAGATTTAAGCTTTGTAATAACTTTATCCTCTAAAGCATCACCAAAGCACTTAAACCTCATACAGATTAAATGTACTAGACTATAATCAACAGATGCTACCTCATCTTCAAAATAATAATCTAAACTACCACCATCATCAAAAGTTGTATCAAAATCTACTGTATCAAACTTATTCTTATGATATAGGAAATTATGCATATCATTACGCATACCTGTGTATAAGAATGTACATAAATTCCCCTTATCACTTCTAAAATTATCACTATGAATCATCCTCACAGCTTTTAAAACACCAATAGAAACTAAATCCTCTTTATCCTCTCTACTGGCATAGAAATGCTTCCTTACTATAATCTCAGCTAATGTAATTAACTTAGTAGAAAGCACCTCTTCATCTAACAAATCATCTTCATAAAGTTGTAAAGCCATATTTTATACCCCATAATCTAAATATAGACTGTTAAAAAGAAAATGTAACTACTAACTAACATTATAACATAAAAAGTGTAGATATTAAATATCTACACTTTTCATTATTATTTATATGTAATTATTAAGACTTACTAATAATTGTATCAATAAAGCTATATTTACTATCTAACTCAGCCTTTAGAACTTCTAATGGGTCTAAGTTATCATGTAAAATCATATCGATATTATTTTTAGAGAAACCACTCATAATAACCAATCCATTATCATTTTTCTGTAATGGTACTGTGTTATTATAAGAAGAAACATTCCAAAATACCAACTTAGGTAACTTGTAGCCAACTGATTCAAACTTATTAGCAATCTTTTCAAATAAAGTATCATTGTCTGGTCTTGTACCCATAGCAGAATTGAACTGCATATCAGATACAACCAAAACAGTACTAGGTAAATCCTTAGCATCTACTTTATTCTTAATAGAAGTCTCTAGAATTAAGTCAAACACACTTTCAACATTAGTTGTAGACCAATCATCATACTCATCTAACACAGAAAGCTTATCACTTAACGTATTACATTTACTTAAATCAACAACTTCTGGTGAATCACTAAATGTAATGAATTTATCTTTATAGTATTCAGATTTATTATGCTGTGTAGTATAAATTGTCAATGCATCAGCAATATCTAACACAGAAACATTTGTACCAAAAGCACTAGTTGTCATAGAACCACTACCATCACGTACCACCAAGATATCACTATAATCTTTAGGTACTTCCTGAGCATCCCACAAAGCCTCTAATGTTTCATCAAACTCGATATCCCATCTATTTTTATACTTACTGATAATGTCATATAAGTACATTTTGCCAGCATTAATCTTAACATTACCATTAGATAAATCTTCTAAATACTTAGAACGTCTTTCAGGGTCATGTTTGATAAACGCATTACGATAAACTAGGTTAGCCTTAGAAGTAACACCTTGATAATTAATCTCGCCCCATTGATTGTTAGACATTTTACGTTCAACCACATCAATGTTCTTACGTAAAGTAGATAGCATTTTACGATAAGACTTAGATGACATGCCCAAAGCTTTTCTAAATCTAGTAGCTAATTTTTTAGTTTTACGTGAAGTAGTATTTTCAGATGGCAACCACTTAGCCAACAATGAAATGCTTTCGCCACTCTTATCTAATAAAATATCTTCACTTAGTTGATATTTTAAATAGTTAAAAATATAGCCTTTAGAATTTTCATTTGTTGTGTTATCCCACACATAAATCAAGTCATCAAAACGACCTAATTCCTGTAATTTTTTAGTTTGTAACAACGCAAAAACTAACTCAGGCACATTACTAGCAATCTCAGTTAGAATTAGTCGATAAGAAGAACGCTCACCTAAACCCTCACTAATATCACGTAGATACATCAACCACTTCATTGTGTAGTTAGCATCTTCCATAACTGATTCTTTAAATAAAGAAAGAATAGTATCTAATGCAATTAAATTACTATTAGATAAATACTCAATAGCTTTATTACGCAACAAAGGTACTGAGTTGTTTAAATCTAACAAAGCACTACCTGTTGTTTTATAAGAAACAGCACCATTTGTAGTTGTAGTCTTTACATTGTTTTTTAGTAATTCCATAAAATCATTCATAACAAATCTCCTCTGTAATTAATGAACGTAACTAGGTAGAATTAACCCTACCTCTAATAATCTATCTGTAAAGAGTTTAGCATACTTCTCTATCATATTACGTAACTCTTTAAGAAAAGCTAGTAAATCTTTAGTTCCACTATAAGTCTCAGTAAAAATTGTTAATTGAAACATATAGTAGCCTAACAGTTTATTATGCATCTCATTATAAGACAAACCCTCAATAATAAAGTTTTCAGGTAGATTCATAATACTCTCAAAATCTTTCTTGAAAATACAATTACTTATCTCTTCAAGAGTTGCCTCAAAGCCTACTGCATTTGTCTCTAGAATTTCATCTAATGTATATGTCTCTTTTAATGTACTTGTCTCTTTTTCATTATTTTCAGACATAAAAAACCACCTCTTATGCTAAATCATACCACTTACACTATCTTTAAGATTATACAATCAAACTACGATTTTTTTTAATACCAGACCCAAATCAATAGAAATCTTATATAAAATTGTGATATGACCTTATACTAGCACAAGAAGTGGTTCAGTCTAACAGTAGCATAATCTACCATAGTTCTTCTTTCTCATTTACCATAAAGATAATAGCTGTATGGGTCTATTATTTAAAAGGAGATTAAATTATGAACAAGACTCATTCGTTTTTATTTTCCAAAGCATAAAAATTTTAGGTTTGCTGTATGAGTCTTTTATAACTTTTACTCCACTATATATAACTTTTATCACTATATTTTATACAAGACTCAATTAATGTATACCCAACATAAATTAGCTGTATGAGTCTTTAAAATATAATTTTTTTACGTAACAAGATGCCTTGTATCTAATGGATTGGCAGATATGTTTAATATTGCTGTACGCATCTTTATTTACATTTGATAATTATTACTAAGTTAGGTACAACATAGGAGTGAAAAAAAATCATGTAGACTATGTGTTGTTATGTACATACTATACGCTGTACCTAATCCTTGACTTTATATTAACACAAACACTAAACATATGCAAGTATTAATTACAAAAATTTACTAAACTTTATCACCTAACAGGTCTTCCATACTTACTAGCTACAGATTGAACAGAACCAACACCACTCTGTGAGCGTTTCTTTTCTAAAGCACCTTGCACAACCTTATACATGTTAAGTAATGTAGCTTGTGTATATGGTATATCAATGAACATATTTTTAACCCATGTAGACATATAGCACTGAGCAATGATATTGAAATCACTCCCATATGTATCTACCAATCTCTTAATATCTTTATGCCTACACTCAAATCCACAGAAAGAACGTAAACTCTCTGTCATTACAATAGACCAATCAGACTGTAGGTTATCTTTAGGTATGCTTAATAAATCATTGATATTAGATAATACAGCATCTTTATCATTCTTATACGTAGCAATTAGATAATCACAGAATAATGTTACAGATGACTTAATACTATCCTTGAAATCTTCCTCACCCAATAAAATGTACTTATCTAGTAACATATGTGCATTACGCATATGACCACCAGACCTATCAGCTATCAACAACTTAATCTCTTCAGAAAGATTTAAACCTCTATCATCTGATACCTTAGTTAAGTTATCTACAATAGCCTCTACTGGAACATCATTGAAATTAATCTCTAATGCCCTACTACGTATAGTCGGTAGTAACTTTTGAGGGTCTGTAGTCGCTAGAATATAAATCGTCTTACCTTTAGTCTCTTCAAACATTTTAAGCATAGCGGCTTGGGCAGTAGCAGATACAGTATGACAATTATGTAATATAACACCACCACTTGTTATATAGTTATGATTATCAGCAACCTCAATATCATAAGCACTAACATGTGAATCTTTATATGGTGTTATAGATTTTATGACACCTTTACCTACAAATTTGAAATCACCTTTATAGTCTATACGCTCTATGGGAACTATATCTTTTAATCTATTATTACATTTAAAATTATTCCCCAATTTATACTGAAATAAATCTATAATATAATCAGAAACTAAAGATAAAAATTTATATCTATCAGATTTCTGACTCACATAAATATAATACTTATCACACCTCTTATCATGTCCCATTTTAAAGTGTATATCATAAACTTCTTTAAAGTAATCTATAATGATTAGATTTTCTTCCTTAGAATAAGAATGAGTCGATAGTGCAACTGAACTCTCTCTACCACAATGATGAATTAAAGAACCATCATCCATATACCATACAGCAATAGATAAAGGTGTTAGTGAGTCTAAATATTCTCTAGTTATTCTCTTCTTACCATCAACAAAAAGACTAGAAAAAATATCTTTAAATTCATCACATACACAAGAAGTTACAGTTAAAATATCTTTACCACCATATCCACTCTTATTAACTCTTTCGCAACAATATAAATCACCTAAAATATGTTTTACAACATCATAGTAATCAACATGCTTAATACTTTGAGTAAACTTATACCTCAAAGAACCTGACCTAAGAACATCTAAACTACCATCACCTAATGCTGAACCACGTAAAAATGAAATAACGTCATCATTTAAGTTATATTCAGTATTTAAGTTCTTTATTGCTCTCTTTAAAGCCCTGTTATTACCATAATCCTCATAAGTTGATACAACATCACCAACTTTTAAATCTCTAAGATACACCTCATTGAAGTTATCATCAAAAAATCTATGATTTTCAGTACAAACAACATTCCTAGTATACTTATTTACTCTACTAAGACTCCCCATCCTAGAAACTTCTATCCCAACCTTATAGAAATCTTTTTTACCATTATTGAAGAAATTAAGTATTGGCTTATAAGAGAAATTACCACTATCATCAACAGATAATGCTTTCCAACCTTTAGGTTTTTTAGAAACAAGTCTACCAATACTATAAACAAACTTATTACCATTCTCATCCATTACATGTATTTTAGTATCATAATGAACACATTCGTCAAGGACGACTATTCTCCAATAATCCCCAAATGAAACAGTAAAGATATCACGTAGTTTTTTAATCTCTTCAACATTACCCACAACAGTAGAATCAAATTCATAATAGAAAGGTGAATTTAATAAATCATAATTCTCATCTTTAATATTATTTAACTCTCTACCAACAATACGTGATGCAGTCGTGTTATGATTAATCAACCCATTAGCTGTAAACGTATGTGTACCCTCAACTGTCAAGTCATATACGTCATACTCATTATACAATTCTTTCTTAGAAGAAACCCTAACAAACATATAATCTTCTAATAGTTGACTATATCCCTTAATAGTTCTATTCTTATTAACATCTATACCAAGAACCTGAGCAACCCCAACTAACTTATAATAAGAATCTACTGACATAGTTTTAGTTCTCTTATTATTAATAAATCTAAAGTCACTTTCTCTCATATACATATAATTAGATAGTGGTAAATTATTTAAGTTATTACCATCTTTAATTAACTGATACATCTTATCAGCAATAAACCTTGTATACTCATCATTAGGTATTTTTAACTTACTACATCTATAATTAACACAGCCCTCAAAAAAGTAACGAACCAACCCTAAATCAGAAAATAAACTTTCAAAAGCTTTATGTCTACTGGCAGAATCTGCTATCTTTAAGTCATATAAACTACCACTAACAGCATCAACACGTGTAACAATACCAAGTAAATAGAATAGTTGTTGTAAATCTCTTGCCACACTCTCTGTGAAATTACCAAATTTAAATTCAAACCCTTTACGATAATACTCACATACAACAGACAAGAAACCACAAATAAACTCTCTATTTGATGAAAATACAAATTCAGGTATTGTAACAACATCTGTAAAGAAGTCTTTTATATACCTACTTAAACTAGTCTTAATACAGATACCCTTATTATCTACTATACTATAGTAATCCTCTTTTAAACCTTTTGAAAGATACTCAACATTAGTAGATGCTATGATGATACCATCAAAGTAGTAATCATTCACATAGCCATAAGACAATATATTGAAAAATAAAGTCCCTAAGAAATACCCCTTATCTCTTTCAGAAATATCATCTTTCATAAATTCATATGTCTTAGATTTATTATCAAACAAGATATCATGTTTTAACGGAATAGCAACAAAGTCATCTGTTGTAATGTCTTTAAGCTTTTTCCACTGTAAACCACCCTTACCACCATACACCTTAACCCTATGATTATATGTACCCCTAATCTTAAAGCTAGGTGAACTAATCTCAACTACCTTTTTCTTACCACCATAGTAATAATATGTAGCTGTACTTCCAACAACTTTAATATTCTTAGGTGATATATCCATAAAACCCTCTTCATCATATTCAGGGTTTTGTACTAACTCATCAATTCTTTTATAGCCATCACTAGTATGAACTCTTGTATCACCTGTAACGCACTTGCCAGTACCAAAGCTACCACAAAATAATAATACTTTAGGTGCGTTTTCTGGGTTTTTAATAATCGCCTTTATTAGACGTTTAGCCTCTTCTTGACCAGCCATATCGTCTAATGTCTTAGGACGTAACTCTTGACTTAGCATATAATCTCCTAACTGTAGTTTTCAATATAATTCATATTTATTTCTTTTACTAGATATGATGTATCAACATTAGATAATACACTAGATACATCACTCCCAACAATATACTTCTTAGACCTTATATTCTGCAAAACAGAAATAGGTATGACTAGATAATCTGATTCCAACTTTTTATTTCTAAATTGAAACCCCTTAAAACAAACTACTACCTTATTAGTAACAGTCCACCACTTAGGTACTAGAAACTTTCTATTAATTCCATGTATTAAAATGTTACACATTGTATCTGTTATATCATCTACACTGTCAATCATACCTACAATAGCTTTATTAACATATCTATCTTTCACACTCAATCACCTCTCACAAGATACCACATTAAACATAATTAACCTAATATAAATATAACACACATACTATGTATTGTAAAGTTTTGTAATTGCAAAATAAAAAAGAGTAGGTATTATCTACCTACTCTTTTAAATGCTAAGTTATTATTTTAACTCAGTACCATAAGCATCACGATATGTATGTTCACTATATTGAGTGTTTACTTGTACACGGTCAATTTTGTGAATTTCATTATCAGAACCACTTTCACGTACAACTACAAATCGTTGTACTTTTTCTACATCTTTCAACTCAGGTTCAAACTCTTTAATAGCTTTAACCATTTTAGCATCCATCACAGCACCACGTTGTAATGCACGATACAAAGCAGTTGCGAACTCATATCGAGTCATAGCTTTATCGCCTTTATATGTACCATCTGGGTAACCAACTAAGAAACCTTTATCAGATAAATCTTTAACAAAGTCATATGCCCAATGTGTTTTAGGTACATCTGGATATTCTACATCAAAATCAGTACCTTCAACAGCATTTAAGTGTTTAACAAGGTTATCATATTTTTGAGCCAAAGCTTCATATTTCTTAGCCAAGTCTTGAACGTCTTTAGCTACGGCTGTATTAGCATTAGTAACTTGTTTAGAAGATTTACCAATACGGAATGTCGCACCAGCATTAATCATGTTATCACCAGTACCGAATGTAGCACCCAAAGATAACAATGTATTTTCATTAGGATGTGCAAACATACCAACTGCTACAGCATTAGAACCTTTATAGTTACCATAACCTACTGCATACTCAACCTTTTCATTAGCATTGAAAGATAATGGATGCAAGGCACTCAAAGCGGCGGCGTTAGCACCAACCTTAGCAGTTTGTTTATCAGTATAGTTATTAGCTTTTACTACAGCACCTTCACCAACAACATTAATCTTTTCATCTAAAGATTTAATATCAGAAGTATTTTTATTTACTTTATCACCTAAATCTTTAATATCAGATGCATTTTTAGTGATGTTATTAGCATTTTCACCAATTTTTTCAGCATTTTTATTGATATTAAATGTGTTGTATGTAATAGCCTTATCTAGAGAACTTGCTTTATCATTCAACTGTTTAACATTAACAGCATCTGTATCTTTAGTACCTGCTTTTACATCATGTACTTGTTGTCCACCAGCACTAATATCTGTAGTAGTGAAACGAATTGTAGCATTATCATCACTTACTTGCATACCTTCATTATTGAAGGTAGCTTGTGTTAATGTATCGGTATTTTCAATTTGAATACCTGTAGGCTTAACATTGATATTTTCACTGCCATTAAAGAACTGAACACCTTCTTTACCAATAACAGCACGATTATTATCAGTAATCTTACCAAATTCAACAGAATCCATATCTTTTAATGTTTTATTAACATTGATTTTGTACTCCTTACGTCCAAAATCATTGTCTTTAGATGTAACAGTAGTATTAACACCATCTACTACAGTATTATATTTTTGAGCTTCTAGTGCAGTATCATACAACTGAGAACCATTGATAGCATCTGTAGATGTAGCAGAAATTCTACCAGCGGCAACATTTTGAAGTTGACGTGTGTATTCTGTTACACCACCAGCACCAGCACGACCATGAGTACCGAAAGATACTACACTACCAGGTGTAGCACCTGCGAATGTAGAGTTAGAGAAACGAATATCAGTAGCATTGTCTTTTACTGTAGATGTACCAACAGGACTTTCAGTAACAGAATTTGTACCAATAGCCACACCATTTTGTACATCGGCAATGGTGTTGTTACCTAATGCTAATGCATCAATCTCTGTAGCACTTGCATGAGAACCAACCACAACGGAGCCTTGACCTTTAGTTTGAGAATTTACACC